GCCTACAAGATCGAGACCTGGGCGAAGAAGATCGGCATTACCCGGCAGGTCTTGGTCAATGACGACCTCGGCGCCTTCGCGGACCTCGCCCGCCGCATGGGACAGGGCGCGGCCGAGACCGAGGCGCGCATCCTCGTCACCCTGTTGGAGGCGAACAGCGGCAACGGCCCGACCCTGTCGGACGGCAAGGCGCTGTTCCATGCCGATCACGGCAACAAGGCCACCACCGGCGCGGCGATCTCGGACGCGACACTGTCGGCGGCACGGCTGGCGCTGCGCACGCAGAAGGGCATCGAGGATCGCACCATCCGGGTGACGCCGAAGAATCTGCTGGTGCCACCCGCGCTGGAGACCACCGCCGAGAAGTGGCTCGCCACCATCGCACCCGCCACCGCCGCCGATGTGAACCCGTTCTCCGGGTCGCTGTCGCTGGTGGTCGAGCCCCGCCTGACCTCGGCCACCCGCTGGTATGTCACCGCCGACGCGAGCGAGATCGACGGGCTGGAGTTCGCCTACCTCTCGGGCAACGAGGGACCGCAGGTCGAAAGCCGGTCGGGATGGGATGTGGACGGCGTGGAAATCCGGGTGATCCTCGATTTCGGGGCAGGCTTCATCGACCACCGCGGCTGGTTCCAGAATCCCGGGGCATGACGTGGCCGACCTCACCCAACTCACCGCCTGGCGCGATGCCCTGATGGCCGCCCGCTATCAGGGCGTCCGCACCGTCGAATACGACGGCAAGCGGGTGACCTACGCCAGCGACGCCGAGATGGCGGCCGCGCTGGGCGACCTCAACCGCCAGATCACCGGCACCACGGCACGCATCGCCGTGGTCCGCATCCAATCCTCGAAAGGGCTTTGACCATGCAGAACTACATCCAAAATGGCCAAGTCATCACCGTGGCTACACCCGCAGGCGGCATCGCGTCTGGCGAGGGGTTGATTGTCGGCAACATCTTCGGGATCGCCGCCTACTCGGCCACCGAGGGCGATCCGGTCGAAGTGGCCATCACCGGCGTCTTTCAGTTGCCGAAAGCGACCGCCACCGTTCTGACAGTCGGCGCCCGCGTGGCTTGGGACAACACGGCCAAGAACATCAACCTGCCGGGCGCTGGGCGCTTCCCCGTGGGCGTGGCGACCGAGGCGGCCGGGAATGGCATCACCGGCGTCGCGGTGCGCCTCGATGGCGTGGCAACGGTGGCGGCATGATGGAGCGGGACATTCGCGCCGTGCTGGATGGCCTCAGGCTCCTGGTCAAGGACAGCAAGGACGCAGGCAAGCTTCAGGCTATGCGCAACTTCGCAGCCATCATGGCCCTGTGCGCCGATCTCCGGAGGTCGGCCGAGGAGTATAATGGCACGCGGAACATCACCATGGTCATCAGTGAGTTGGAGAACCACATGGCGGCCGTCGCAGGGCTGTTCCCGACTTGGGACCTGCCGAAGGACCAACACCTCGTTGGTGCCCATGCTGCGATGAGCAAGCTATCCATGGGGACGTGCTTTGGCCAGTAGGGAGACCACTCGATCAGCCGCACGAACATCGTGCGAACATCTGGTCATTCCCGTGTCGCATGGGTGTTGCACGGAGGAATCGGGGGCGTTCGTAAGGGTTTGGAATCTTTGAGGAATGTGCTGTTCTGCGTTGCAATGAAAAAAAGCGCCCCGTGGGGCGCTCTGCATCGGCCTAAGCCTTTGATATCTTGCAGGAAATTCTGGTTGCGGGGGCAGGATTTGAACCTGCGGCCTTCAGGTTATGAGTCGTGTCGAACGAACCATGAACATTCGCGCAGGATCGCGAGGTTTTGCGCGGTTTCCGCAAGTTGCGAGTCCAGTCCCCGAGGCCGGCCTGCGCGCGGATTGTCAGGATTGCGCAGCGGTTTTCCCCCTTGTGCTTCCACCATGCTTCCAATGGGTGGCGGAATGATTTTCCGGTAGCACGGCCATCATCCGTCCATCCGCGACCAGAAGCCGGTCTTCTTGCCATGCTCGGCCTTCAGGCGCGCGGCATAGGCTTGGTGCGGCTCGACCGGTCCGAAGTCCTCGATCCGTCCGGCCAGATCGGCACAGGTTGCCAGGTGCTGGGCGGCATAGCCATAGCGCTTCTGCCTCCCCTCGGTCAGCGTGAAATCGATCATCGCCCGGAGCGCAACCGTCGCGGCCAGCGGATGCTTCTCTGCCAGGGTCTCGGCCGCTGGCGCCAAGAATTCGTAGTGATCGCCGTCGATCTCGTCATGCCGGTAGATCAGCAATCGCGCGGCATGGGCTAGCGATGGCCAGTTCAGAAAGAAGGCCAGGGCTGCAAGCGGGTCGGCATGGCCAGCGGCATGCGCCATCGCACGCTCTTCAGCCTCGATGTCTTCGAAATCCGGCAGGCGTTTCAGGTAGGCCCGCAGGTGCTCACCCGACAGGTCGCGCTCGAAACATGCCCAGCGGAATGCTTGCGCCTCATCCTTCCGGTCAAGCGCCTCCAGCACCGCGAGGCGCGCGTCCTGCCACTCGGGCGGGATCCAGCGCGCGCCGTTCACCTCGGCCCGCTCGATGAAGCCAAGCGCGTCCCCTGCCCTACCCGCCGCCAGCAATCGCAGCGCGATCTCGGCCGCGATCTGCGGCACCTTGCGGGTCTTCGGATCGTACTGCGCGATGAAGCCATCGACGTCGCCCTGCACGTCGGCAATGTCCTTCAGCGCCATCTCTACCGTGCTCTGCCGCGCGCGCTCCTCCATCTCGTGGGCATACCGCGTGCCGCCGCTGCCCCAGCCGACGGCCTGCCACTCGCTCTTTGGCGGCACCGGCACGGGCGTGCGCCCGAGGTCTTCGACCAGTGCCTTCAGATGCGCGACGCCGTCGGGGCCCAGCGCCGGGGCGATGATGGCAATCAAGCCATCAAACTGGCCAAAGCCGTTGTCCTGCAGCGCGTCGAGAACCTGCCGCGCCAGCGCCTCGGGCGCTGGATCAGCGGCCTTGGCCACCTCGCCCAGATCGGCGCAGGCCTGGCGGAAGATGTCGATGACGGTGCCGCTGCTGTCGTCGCAGCGTTCGAACACGGGCGTGGCCAGTCCCATGAACCGCCACAAGAGCACCAGCGCCTCGGAAGGATCATGCGGGGCGATCTGCTCCATTATCGCGCTACGCTGGGTCTGAAGATCCTTCACCAACGACTTGCGGTTCTGCCAGTTCACGAAGGTCCGCGCCTTTGCAATGCTGGTCAGCCGCTTGGTGATCTCCCGCGCCGCCTCCCTCGGGCCTTCCGCTCCGGCGAGGGCCAGGCGCAGCTTGCGCTTGGCAGCGGCATCGCCTGTGCTGATCTCTATCAGCAGCTGCGCCAGACGCTCAGTGCCCAGCGCCTCCAGGTTCTTTGCATTGAGGGTGGATTTCGACGCCATCGGGATTCCGTTTCTTTTCGCGGACCATAACAGCGCGACTGAGCGACCGGAACCTGCGTTCTGATTCGTGCGGACCATCCTTTCCGCTCACGACTGCGATTCAGCCCCTGCGTGAGATTGCGCGGATTTTCCTTTTTACACGTAATATCAATGTGTTCGTTGACTAGCCCTCCGCATTGCGCACTGTGGAATCCAGACAACCCGGAAGCCGATCTCCCATGCCCAAACTCACCAAGCGCATCGTCGACGCAGCAGAGCCCCATGTCACCGAGCAATTCATCTGGGACAGCGATATCCCCGGCTTCGGACTTCGGGTGCTGCCAAGCGGGCGGAAAGGCTATGTCGTACAATACCGAGCGGGGCGCCGGTCGCGACGGATCAGCCTCGGGCCCAGCACCGTGCTGACCTGCGAGCAGGCGCGCACCCGCGCCATCACCATCGTCGCCGCTGCACGCAACGGACAGGACCCTGCAGCCGAACGCGACGCCGGACGCAAGGCCATCACGATCAAGGAACTGGCCGAGAGGTTCGACAAGGAACACATCGCCATCCGCGTGAAGGCCAGCACGGGAAAGGAGTATCGCCGGAACCTGCAGCGCTTCATCCTGCCCGCCCTCGGGCAATTGACGGTCACGGGGATCACGCGGGCAGACGTCGCAAAGTTCCACCACGACCTGCGCCACATCCCCTATCAGGCCAACCGCTGCCTCGAGGTGATCTCGAAGATGTTCAGCCTGTCCGAGATGTGGGGCCTGCGTCCGGACGGGACCAACCCGCGCAAGCACATCCGGAAATACCCCGAGGAGAAGCGCGAACGGTTCCTGAGCGCGGCGGAGCTGCGGCGGATTGGCGAGGTGCTGCGCGAAATGGAAGCGGAAGGGGTGGAACTGCCCTCGGCCATCCTCGCCGCGCGGATGCTGATCCTGACCGGATGCCGCCTGAACGAGATCATGTCCTTGAAGTGGTCCTACGTCGATCTCGACGTCCCCGCCCTGCGCCTGCCGGATTCCAAGACAGGGGCGAAGGTCGTCCACGTCGGCCAGCCGGTAGTGGATCTGCTGCGGGGCGCCCAGCGCATCGACGACAACCCTTGGGTGATCACCGGCACTCTGCCCGGCAAGCCCCTGAGCGATCTCCAGCCCTTCTGGCAGCGCGTCCGCGCCCGTGCCGGGGTCAAGGACGTCCGCATCCACGACCTGCGCCACACCTTCGCGTCGACCGCCGTGGAGTCAGGTCAGGGCCTGCCAATGATCGGCAAGCTCCTTGGCCACACGCAGGTTCAGACCACGGCGCGATACGCCCATCTCGCGGCCGAACCGGTGCGGATGGCGGCCAACGCCGTCGCGCAGAACCTGCGGCAATCCTTGGGATGATCCTCGGAGGTCACTCGGCAACCGTCGGTGTTACAGACACATCTGCTGCGATATGACTCCAGCCGTGATCAAAAGTGAATGTTCTCGAGCGTCCCGCCGGATCTTGTATCCGAAGAACACGCGCCGTAGACGCGTTGCGAGCGTTTTCGACGACATACAACCAATAGGCACTCCCTTTCTCGCATGCGAAATCAAATTGTGTGCGAGACAGCCCTACCGGCCGCTCTAACAATGTACCAGTCATGGACTTGACTTCGACCCATCTTACTGGAGCGCCGTTTCCATCGACCTCGTATAGATCGAAGCCGGGGTTGCCTTCTGGTGTTCGACAGAGTGTTGGTTCCGTTGCAAGGATCAGATCAATTGAAAGAGCCTCGATCTGCATACGTTGCGCGTGATCAAGACCATCTGGATCCTGCTCATCTTCGTCGGGATGTGCTGCTACATAGGAAATGAACGGGCGTCCGCCAGCGTGACCCGCCGACCTCTTCCCGGCACCGCCGCTGCTTCCCTTGCTGTGCCCCTCTCCATTTCCGCCTGTTGCGCTACGGCTGTCACCGCTGCCACCGCCGCCCCCGATCCGTTCGGCATTAGCACGCTTGTTGCCTGCTCCTGTTCCTTTGTGCCCGCCACCAGGACCAGCGCCGATATCGTCATCGCCGTCTGGGTCGGCGGTGCCAGAAGGGATGTCCGGCCTATCATCCCCATAAAGGTCCTTGGCCTCGTCGTAGACATCACCGGAAGAAGACAGATCACCGCTCGATTCCGATGATGTCGGCGGCAAGGGCTCCAAGGAAGCATTGCTTACCCCCAACCGGGAAGTTAACTCGGCGACACTAGTGATGCCAAGCTTCCGCAAGAGATCGAGCGCCGCCGGATCGATCCCGGCTTCCCTAGCGAGCTGATCGATAATCGGAGGCTTGAAGCAAATTAGGGATTCAAGAAAAGGATTAGCCTTCCAACCCAGCTCTCCGAAAATCACGAGTCCAGGCAAGACCAGCTCACCGCTGCCCGATGGTACCCAGGGGGTCTGATTCAGCTCTCGAACAAAAGACGCGCTAAAGCGAGCGAGCTTAACTTCATGAGAATATCCCCATTTATACGATCCGTAGAATGCACCTGTTCCACGCGCTTCGAGATCGATCAAAGCTTCCCACAGAACCTTCGCTCTTGCAGCCGCTTCTTCAGTTGTCAGCTTTGGCAGTAACTTCAGTAACTGATGCAGCCCGCGCAGGGTGAAATCATCGGGTGTTTCTTCCCAGCTAGCACGTTCAAGGCCGGCTTCTCGGCGAATTCTCTCCTTTTCGGAATATCCCAACCGAGAATCAACCTGTTCAACAACGAGATAGCGACTAGCGCCACATGATACTAACAGGTCACGAATATCCTCACCACGTAAGCAGGCGTAATCATTATCAACGATCAGAACGTCTGCGACACCAGCGAAAAGCTGTTGAAGTCGATCGGTGGCTATGTAGACGCCGCCTGGCTTCGCAATGTATGGCTTCCCGTCACCGGCATCGACAACCATCACGAAATTGGTATCACGCAGCGCAGCGCGGAGCTTTTCCTTCTGAATCGCGGAGTCAGTGTTGAATGCCGCGAGGATACGCTGGATGTCCTGGGTGTAGGCCTCCTCATCCACATCCACTTCTTCTTTCTGATACTTTGGCAGGATATTCCAAACAACGTCGTCAACGGGGTCTGGCTCCGTAATGCCAAGTGAAATCAGAAACTGACGCACCTCGGGCGTTGCGCACACCGCGCTTCGTACGGTGGGAAAGCTCGTGGCTATCGAGCTTGGCAGGAAGGCATTGACTTTGCCGTTTTCTCGGGTAACGACATGTGAGCCGTCATCGAGTCTGATGAACGGAACCGCGTCTAGGTGACGTCGAAGGGTTTTCTCCTGCCCGCTCAGAAACTCGTATAGCGTTACCATCCACTGATCGGACTGAGCAGCAAGGAATTCCCTTGTCAGACTTGCCAGGAGCGTCTCTGGTCTGACTTCGTCAATACCTAGCTCGCGCATAAGGTATTGACGAATGTCTGGCGCACGGTCCTGGGTTATGTCCCCTGAGAGCCAAGCTTGAACATTTGCGCCGAACAGCGCCTCAACCTGCTTGGGGGCGAGTAGGTCTCGAATGTCTTGAGTTCTTGCCAACTTTACTTGTCCAGCAGAGGCATATTCGCCATCGCTGGTCGGCAGCAACTTCTGATTCTTCAGCAAGTTTTTGACCGCTTCGAACGCCGGCCGAAACCGTGTGCCAACTGAGAACTTTCCGCTATCCAGAGGCAGGCAGCGAAGCACCGAGACGTCCAGCATGGAATGATCGCGCAACCAGACCAAAGCCTCGCCGAGCAATCTACAGGTCTCAGCGACAAGATGCTGGTTCCAAAGGTCACCAGGAGGGATGTTCTCACGGCTAGGCGTTGTTCGAAACGGTCCTTGCACGAGGAACCCCAGGTGAGTCTCGACAACCGTAGGAAAGAACACAACCAAGGGTGACGTTGAGAGCGGCTGAACTACCCAGCGCTCCGAGCTCTCCTTCGGGGGTAAGATCTTAAATGCGATCTCCGCTCGACCGGCTGACTTCTGCTCGTGTGTGAAGACTTCACGGTGGAATACAAGCCAGTTCTGGTCAACTTCATCTTGACCGGTTTCATGTCCAATCAAGCTAATCCGCCGCACATTAGGTCCAAGAATTTCCGGCGGGTTGCGCATGTAAAAGCCAGAAGCGCCCCCATGAGCACTCCAATTTATTTCTTCAACGTTCCGAAGAAACAATAGAGCCCCAGGCCCCAGTCGTTGGAAGCCCTGTATGATGTCCAGACCGAGTGCTACATCCCCAGATCTAAGAGGAAGGACGATCTGCGTCTCGTCGGCATGCCGATTAGTTTGATTTGCTTTCTTGGGGAAAACAAACTCATCTATTGCAAAATCCTCATCGCCAGAATGAATTTCTGGTAGATCCGTAATGGTATAAACAGACTTAAAGCCCAACCCGAACCGGCCAATTGCCGACTCTTTCTTGGTGCTTTCGGCGATGTCGCAAACGCTCCTCACATCACCTTCGTCAAAGGGCTTTCCGAAATGTGCGATCGTTAACTTATTCTGGTCCAAATGAAACGAGACCGTTCGCGGGCCTGCCCAGTTTTCGCGCCTTCCAAGCGCATCCTCGGCATTCTGAAGCAGCTCAAAGATGAAGTGCGTTCTATCATCGTACAAGCCGGCAGCGAGCCCACCAGACTTCTTGGCACCCTCTGTACCGTATCGAGATCGGTTTTCTTCACAGATCTTTTCGTAATTTGAAGCCACGAAGCATACCCTTAGAGAATTCGGCCATCCATTATCGTCGCTGCCGCCAAGGCAATCAGATTAAGGCACACTCGTCAACTTACGGCAACACTTGGAGTTGTGATACCCACCATCGGATCGCTGCTTCGGCTCAGCTTCGAGGAGAGAGCATGAAACCTGAAGCGACTTCCACACGGTTCATGCAGATTTTCGATTGATCCCCCTGAACCCGTCATCTAGCGTGTGGGAGAGCCCAGAAAATGGGCGCGCATAATTTCCATGCACATCGACCGATGACGGGAGAGCGTGGTGAGCAACGACAGATTGGAGCTTCGTTGGGGGGTCGAGCAAAGGCTCGAGTTCATCGAGTTCCGCCTGTTCTGGGAGGGGCATGTGAACCGCAGCGATGTGATGGCGCAGTTCGGGCTGTCGGTGAACCAAGCGTCATCCGACCTGAGCCGCTACATCGGCCTCGCCCCTCACAACATGGACTACGACCGCAGCCTGCGGACCTATGTGCGCCAACCAGGCTTCAGGCCCGTGTTCGACAAGCTGGATGCCGGTCGCTACCTCGCCCAGCTGCGATCGGTCGCCGACGGCATCCTCGATCACGACGACTGCTGGATCGCAGGTCTGCCCACCTACGATTCCGCCCCCACCCCGGCGCGTGGCGTCGATCCTGCAACCCTTCGGTCCGCGGTCGACGCGATCCGCCAGTCCGAGGCAATCGAGGTGCAGTACCAGTCTCTGTCCAACCCGGAGCCCCGGTGGCGCTGGATCGCGCCACATGCCATCGCCTTCGACGGTTTCCGCTGGCACGCCCGCGCATTCTGCGTAACCGACGAGGCGTTCAAGGATTTCCTGCTGTCGCGGATCCTCGACATCCGCGCATCGCGCGCGTCCGACGTTCTGCCCGAGAGCGATCAGGACTGGCACACCTTCGCAACGCTGGAAATCGGCCCCCACCCAGAACTGTCGGAGACGCAGGCCAAGGTGATCGCGCTCGACTACGGAATGACGGGTGGCAAGGCAGAGATCAGGGTTCGTCGGGCGTTGCTCTACTATGCGCTTCGGCGACTGGGACTCGATACCGATCCGGCAGCCAGGCGACCCGAAGAACAACAAATCGTTCTTCTAAATGCCGCCGAAGTAGGCAATGGCCGAAAAGATACGGCGAGGTCGGCTGTCCAATGAGAGATCACCGTTCCAGTGCAAACCCGCAACAGCTCGCTGCCATCAATGCGTCGGAAGGGCCCGTCCTGATCATCGCTGGCCCAGGCTCTGGCAAGACCTTCACCCTCGTTGAACGCATTGTTCACCTTATCATCGACAAGAAGGTCGCCCCTGAAAGCCTGCTGGTCGTCACTTTCACAGATAAGGCCGCCCGAGAGCTGACCACCCGGATCTCAAATCGCCTTGCTGATCTGGAAATCAGGTTCAACCTGAATGAGATGTACCTCGGGACATTTCACTCAATCTGCCTTCGTGTATTGGAAGAGTTCCGAGAGTTCACCCGCCTTAAGCGCAGCTTCACGCTCTTCGACCAGTTCGACCAGCAGTATTTCCTCTACCAAAAGATCAAAGAATTTCGCGCACTTGATGACGCGCAGCTGGTCATGGGGGATGACCAGACCGGCCGGTGGGCTCAGTCTGAGCAACTCATGAAGTGGCTGAACAAGGTTAGTGAAGAAGCATTGGACCCACAGGCGCTGGAGCAGGCACCCGATCCCGAGGTACGGGCTCTGGCCCGTTGCTTCCAGAAGTACCAAGTGCTTCTGAACGAGGCCAAATGCCTAGATTTCTCTGGTATCCAGTATGAAGCCTTGCAACTCCTGCGGCGACATCCGGAAGTATTGGCCCAGCTCCGGGACAAGATCTCGCACCTCATGGTCGACGAATATCAGGATACCAACACAATCCAGGAGGAGATCCTCCTGCTCTTGGCTGGCGATCGCAGGAATCTTTGTGTCGTCGGCGATGACGACCAAGGTCTTTACCGCTTTCGCGGCGCGACGATCCGCAACATCCTCGAGTTCCCACAGCTCTTCCCTCCCGCCGCCTGCACGCAAGTGCGCCTGACCGTGAACTACCGCTCGCATCCGGGGATCATCGATTTCTACAATGCCTGGATGGAGCGCCAGCACTGGGAGGAGAAAGGCAGGTCTTTTCGCTTCCCCAAGCAGATTGTCCCAAGAGAGGGCAGCTTTCCTGCCGTGCCTGCAACCGTCAGGCTGAGTGCATCTGACGAAAAGGACGAAACCGAAAACTGGCACGCGGAAGTTCTCGCCTTTCTGACAGCTCTGCGGGACTCCGGTCGGCTGACCGATTGGAACCAGGTCGCCTTCCTTTTCCGCTCGGTGAAAAACGACCGGGTTCTGGACCTGGCTCGCTTCCTCGAAGCGAAAGGCGTGCCGGTCTATTCTCCACGCTCCAACATGTTCTTCGAGCGCGAGGAAATCCGCTTGATGATCGGGGCGCTGATCTTTCTGTTCCCGCAGTTCCCCAAGGTGCGTCAGTGGGCGGAAGGCGCGCAGCTGGCGATATGGAACTATTACGATCACCAGTGCTTCAAGGCATTCACTGACGAGCTGCGGAAGCCTGAAAATAGCCGAATGCTCGAATGGGCCCGGCCGCTGGCCAAGCGCCATGCCGTCCTGACCCAGACCGCCGACTACGCATTCTCGGGCTTGTTCTACCAGCTCCTCCAGTTCCCGCTGTTCTCCCGATTCCTGGACGAGGACGCGATGCAGGGCGTGGACAAGGGTCGCGCCGCCCGCAACCTGGCGACCTTCTCCAAGCTGATCACTAAGTTCGAGTACCTGCACTACGTCACGGTTCTGAACCCCGAATACCTCGAACGGGACTTGCGGAACCTGTTCAACCAGTTCTTCCGCTTCCTCAAGGAAGGCGGCATCGGGGAATATGAGGACGAGGCGGAGTATGCGCCGAAGGGGTGCGTATCGTTCCTGACCATCCACCAGTCCAAGGGGCTCGAGTTCCCTGTGGTCGTCTGCGGTTCGCTGGAGGCGGTGCCGCGCAAGCAGCACACCGATCTGGACGAGATCCTTGAGGACGGCGGCTATCTGTCGAAGGCACGGTTCGAGCCCTTGGATAGCATCAAGCACTTCGATTTCTGGCGTCTCTACTACACCGCGTTTTCGCGGGCGCAGAACCTCCTGGTCCTGGCTGCGCAGGAGCGGCACGGAAAAGGGCTCGGCAAATCGCCCTCGAAGTATTTCGAGGATGTCTTCCGCGCCCTTCCAGACTGGCGCACCGTGGACCTGACTCAGTTCACCTTCGAAAAGGTGAAGGAAATCAACCTCAAGCGCGAGTACTCCTTCACCTCGCACATCACGCTGTTTGAAAACTGTGCCGAGCAGTACCGCTTCTTCAAGGAGCTGGAGTTCGCCGCCATCCGCGTCAGCCCGATGCTGTTTGGCACCCTGGTCCACCAAACCATTGAAGACATCCACAAGGCCGTGCTCCGGGGCGAAGAACACACTCTTACCCCCGACGCCATCGATGGCTGGTTTTCCACCAACTACGCCATGCTGTCGAAGAAGGAGCGCGTCTTCCTGGCGCCGATCACCCTCGAAGCCGCGCGCAAGCATGTCATGCGTTACTACGAGCGCGAAAATGGCAACTGGGACCGGATCAAGGAAACCGAGGTCGAGATCTCGCTGGTCAAGGATGACTACATCCTGAAGGGCAATGTCGACCTGATCCGCGGCGAAGGCGGCACGGTCGAGGTGGTGGACTTCAAGTCGGAAAAGAAACCCGACATGGAAAAAGACCGCGACCGCCTGCGCCAGTACCAAAGCCAGCTTGAGGTCTATGCCCACCTCATCGAAGAGCGGACCGGCCAGAAGGTTAGCCGGATGCACCTTTATTACACCGGTGAACAGGACGGGAACCCGTATGTCAGCTTCACCAAGGATGACATGGCGATCGGCAAGACCATCGCCCGTTTTGACGAGATCGTCCGCCGCATCGAACAGGCGGACTACCGGATAGCCGCGCGCCCCGATAGGTTGTGCGAAAACTGCGACTTGCGGGCCTATTGCGGCACGAAGAACTGGAATTTCAGGAAAGACGACCGATGAGTGATGTGAAAGCCGATCAGACCGCGATGGACCTTGGCGCCGAAACCGGCGGCGTGGAGAGCGTGGAGAAATTCCAGTTCGCACCGATCAAGGGCTATCCGATGCTGAACTGGCGCGGGAAACGGCCGTTCACGTCCACCCAGTTTTTCCCGGCTCAGCTGAAGGAAATTCATGGCACAGAGCTTGATGGGTGGCGCAACAAGATCTTCTGGGGCGATAATCTTCAGGTGCTGAGCCATTTGTTGAAGTCGTTCCGCGGCAAATTTAAGCTGATTTACATCGATCCACCATTTGATTCCAAGGCTGACTACAGAAAGAAGATACTCCTCCGGGGCAAGCAAGTGGCATCGGATTATGTATCGTTCGAGGAGAAGCAATACGGCGATATCTGGAACAATGATGACTACTTGCAGTTCATGTATGATCGCCTGTGCCTAATTCGTGAGCTATTGGATGAAGATGGAAGTCTATGGCTTCATTGCGATTGGCACCGGAGTCATCACCTCAGATGCATTCTGGACGAGGTTTTCGGCCCCTCCAATCTTCAGAATGAGGTCATCTGGCAAAGAACCGATCCGCACAATGACGCCAAGAGCAGACTAGGATGGGTGCACGATACAATTTTTTGGTACGCGAAGAACCGCGACAAAGTCATTTACAATTGGAAGGAAGTTTCAACCCACCTTTCTGATGCTGCCTTGAAAGAATACTCACTCATTGAAAATGAGGATGGGACCATCGGACGCTATGATGGTGGCGAATTGCCTGACGGAGCACGTCGTTTCAAACTGGATGACTGCACCTATAAGGGAACCGATACATCTCGCCGCTTCAACTGGCGTGGCGCGGTCCCATCACCAAAGCGCGTATGGCCTTATGCGACAGTTGAGGAAATGGACGCTGCTGTTGAACGACGGGAACTGTACCTCAGGGACCCAGACAAAGGTGCGGCTAGATGCAGGGTCAGTTTTCTAGACGAGCGAGACGGACAAGTCTTGCAGACGATATGGACCGACACTGGCAGGATGAAGGGAGGTGTTGACTATCCAACGCAAAAGCCGCTCGACCTGCTAGAAAGGATTATTCGGGCTTGCACCAACGCCGGTGATCTGGTCCTCGACTGTTTCTCTGGCTCTGGAACCACAGCACTCGCTGCGCAGACTCAGGCACGCAAATGGGTGGCAGCAGATATCAACCTGGGTGCGGTTCAAATGACCACCCAGCGAGTGCTCTCACACGTAGGTGCGCAGAATAGTGCGGAAAAAGGGACTACCCTTTCCACCGCTGGAGTCGAAGTCTTCAACGTCAACCAATACGATGTGTTCCGAAATCCAGCTCAAGCCAAAGAACTCCTCCTTGAGGCGCTGGAGGTTCAGAAGCTCGAATTGAGCTCTGTCTTCGATGGTGAAAAAGATGGCCGCATGGTCAAGATCATGCCGGTAAACCGGATCGCCACACGCGCCGATCTGAACGAGCTGACAACGGGCTTCGACTACAAAGCCTGGAACCGCCGTCAGGCGGAGAATCCGAACCGGCCGGTCGAAAAGCTCATGCTCGTCTGCATGGGCCATGAACCCGACCTCGCTGCGCAGCTGAAGCTTGCCGCCACGCCCTACAAGATTGATGTCGAGGTGGTCGACATCCTGCGCGACAAGGCCAATCTCGAGTTCCGGCGTGACTCCGAGGCAAAGGTCGTCATCAAGGAAGGCGAACTGGTGGTGGAACGCTTCTACCCCATGAACCTGCTGCAAAAGCTTTCGATGCAAAAGGAAACGGTCGAGGACTGGCGCGAGCTGGTCGAAAGCATCCTCATCGACTGGAACTATGACGGGGCCGTGCTGCAGCCCGCCGTGGTCGACATTCCCGGCAAGACCGACCTCGTCGCCGGGCGCTACAAGGTGCCGGCCGACGCGGGGACGATCCGGGTCAAGATCACCGACCTTCTTTCAGAATCCTGGGAAGGGAGCGTGACCAATGGCTAAGCGCGCCACGACGGTCAGCGCGTCGCTGGACTTCGCCTTTTTCCAGTTCCTGTGGGAGTTCTATCGCGGCAACCGCGGCACGATCCGCACGCACTACAAGGAGCTGACCCGGAAGTTCCTGGACTTCAACAACCCGGACAAGAACCCCAAGGCCTTCCTGCGCCAGCCGCAGTTCGAGGCGCTGGAGATCTATGTTTTCCTCAAGGAATTCATGGGCAACGCGAAGGTCGAAGAGGTCTTCAAGGCGTGGTTCGAAAAGACCGGCGCCTTTGCGGGCCGCCAAGAGGGTGGCCTTCTGGGTGACACGCGCCAAGGCTCGATGTTCGATGCCGTGACGCAAGAGCAATACAAGGCCGTCTTCGCGGCCATGCGGAAGAATTCCCGCATCTACCCCAACTACATCTTCGCCCTGACCATGGGGACCGGCAAGACGATCCTCATGGCGACCTGCATCTTCTACGAGTTCCTGCTCGGCAACAAATTCGAGAAGGACAAGCGGTACTGCCACAACGCGCTGGTCTTTGCCCCGGACAAGACGGTGCTGCAGTCCCTGAAGGAAATCGAATCGTTCGACCTCGCTCTGGTCGTGCCGCCCGAATACGTGAACTTCCTGACCACCCACCTGCGCTTCCACTACCTGGAGGAAGCTGGCACCTCGCTGAGCACGCTTGACCGGTCGCGCTTCAACATCGTGGTCTCGAACACCCAGAAGATCATCCTGAAGCGGCAGCACAAGGAGAAGACCCCGATGGATGCGCTTTTCGGCGCAACGCGCGAAACGGTGTCTGCGCCAGGGGTCTACGGCGACGCGGCCGACCTGTACGACTGGGATCAACCCGAGGAAGAGGCCGAACTGACCACGAACCAGCGGTTCGAGAAGCTGTGTCGCCTCGAGCAGCTGGGCATCTACGTGGATGAAGCCCACCATGCCTTTGGCAAGACCCTCGCCAAGGATATGGGGATCGGCGCCAAAGAGACGGACACCAGCCTGCGCACCACCATCGACCAACTCGCCGCCAACCTGAACCGCGCCGGGACGCGCGTTGTGGCCTGCTACAACTATACCGGCACCCCGTACGTCGGGAAAGAAGTGCTGCCCGAAGTCGTCTACGCCTACGGACTGAAGGAGGCCATCGACAAGGGCTTCCTCAAGAAGGTCGTCCTGCACGGCTACCGCAACACCCGAACCGACGAGTTCGTCGACATCGCTGTCGAGCAGTTCCTCGACGCAACCAATGGCCTGAGCCCAGAGGGCATGTTGCCAAAGCTGGCATTCTTTGCCGCTACAATCGACGAATTGACGACAGAACTTCGCCCGGCGGTCGAACGAGCCCTAGTGAAGCGAGGCCTGCCAACATCCCGCATCCTCGTCAACGTCGGCGATGAGAAGTTGACCTCTGACGACGACATCCGGGAATTCAACCGCCTGGACACCCCGGCCTCAGAGAAGCAGTTCATCCTGCTGGTGAACAAAGGGCGCGAAGGCTGGAACTGCCGATCCTTGTTTGGCGTAGGTCTATTCCGGGAACCCAAATCGAAGGTCTTCGTGCTTCAAGCGACGATGCGGTGCCTGCGCGCCATCGGCCAAGCGCAGCACACCGGACATGTATTTCTCTCCGACGAGAACTTGGAGGTTCTGAACGACGAGCTGCAGCAGAACTTCCGGATCAGCACAGCCGAGCTGCAAAAGGTTGCCAGTGACAAGGAGCGCGTTCAGATCAAGGTCGTCGAGCCCCCCGTCAAGATCAAGCTGGTGCGGGTGCGCAAACAATACAATGTCCGCGAAAAGACTGTCTTGCCAGGACAGGCGCTCTTCCCCGAGCTGGCTGCTCGGGACAAATGGAATGAGCTCGTCGAGAAATATCGGTTACTGGAGACGCAGCAGGAAGGGCTTACGCCGAGTGACGCTGCCCGTGCATCATCCAGCAGGACCTTTGACCTCACCATACGCCGCGAGAAGCACGTTTTCTCAGGCTTCAGTCTGGTGGGAGAGATCGCTCGGTACCTCAATCAATCGCCATTAGAAACTGAGTCGTTGCTGGAAGCCACAAAGGAAGGCGTTGATAAGATTGTAGAAATAACGAATGAATTCAACGAGCTCCTCTATGACGAGGTCATTCCACGCCTGTTCCGGATGACCTTTGATCTGGACGAGGCGCAAAAGACCGAAGAGCATGAAGTTGAGCTTATCAAGGTTCCGTCAAATGGCTATTACGAAGTGACGGCCGCGAAGGACAAGATCGTAAGAAGCAACGACGCAGTGGTGAGGGACGAGGAGCGCGATAAGAGCTTCCATCTCGATACCTACTGTTTCGACTCCAACTCCGAACGAACGCTATTCTGGGACCTCCTTCGGGAGAAGCGCGTCAGAAAGATCTACTTCACTGGCATGCTCACGCACGGCCAGTCGGATTTCTTCATCCAGTATATAGACCCAGACTCACACACAGTCCGAAGTTACTATCCTGATTTTGTTTTTCTTCGGGAGGAGCCGGATGGCAGTGAAAAATACGTAGTAGTAGAGGTCAAAGGCGATCATCAAATCGACAATGCCGTTGTAAAGGCCAAAAAGGAGTTCGCCGAACAAATAGCGGTAGCGAGCGGCATGGAATACCAGATCATCAAATCGACTGACGCTGATGCTCGAAACTATCGAGTCCTTCTGTAGGAGGGTATGAACTGAAACTTCGCTCGATCAGCATCTTGGTCCTCAACGGCGAACCGGATGGAATGGCAGCGTTTCGAGCGGAGGCCCTCAGCCGTAGCAGGTGCACAATTGTGCCCATTTCCGGGCGCGACAGCGGATGGGGCTTCATGCCACCATCTGGGAGCAGCGACTCGCCGCTGTTCATTGACAGTGTGAATCCACAAAACAGGCCGGGACATGCGCCGCAGTCGAGGCGTCTGGCGTTTCCTGCGCGCCCATGGCCCGGCCTGGTTTGACTCATAGCAGCCTTCGCGCGCTCAAAAATCCGTCTCCAGATAGACCCCCGCACAGTCGTAGGCGACGGCTGCGGCTGTCGCCCCGGTGTTCAGGAACAGCCGCGGCGACAGGAACTGCGTGGCGGCTGGCAGGTCAGCAGTGAACTCCTGCTCGAAGACCGCGCCGGAAACCTCGTCGACCACCCGCACCCAGACGGATGCCCCATTCGGCGGCGCCGCGATGAACAGGGTCAGCACGCCACCGGTGGCGATGGCGAAGCTCGCGCCCATGTCGGTCAGGGTCGGTGCACCGGTGCCATCGTTGCGGACCAGCTGCCAGTTCGCATGGGTGCCGCGCTGGAAGCCGATGCCAATGCAGTTCACCACGGCGGCGAGCGTCAACGTGGTGGCCAGCGCGGCGGTCGACCCGTAGAGGCCAAAAAACCCCATGCCCGTTGCCTGCAGGGTCGTGAGGGACAGGCGCGTGACGAAGGTCCAGCCGCCCAGCCCCGCCGCGTTGCCGCGCCAGCAGGCCCAGCCTGCGGATCGCTGATCGGCGACCGAGTCCGCCACGACCGCCGAGGTCAGACGCCAGCGGCGCATCGAGGCTGCTAGGTTCGTGGCGGCCAGCGTCGGGTGCGAGACCGTGCCGACCGAGGTGATCGGCAGACCTTCACTGGTGATCGTCGTGCCGGTCGAGGGCGCCCAGTTCGCGATCCGGTTCACCCCGAAATGCGGCTGCAGAGGGAAGTCCCGGCCCGAAGGGCGCATCACGTCGATCCATGGCGCCCCGGCGCGGTTGCGCGCATAGACGGAGGCCTTGCCTGCCGGTGGAGGCGATGGCGCTGCGGCCAGTCCCGGCAAAACCGTTGGTTGCGGCAATTCCACCTGGCCGCTGGTGCGGTCGATCCGGATCGCGTCGAAGAAGGCCGACCCGTCCGGGCTGACCTTGAAGTTGAAGTCATCGTTGCCCAAGAGGCCGATCAGCGCCCGAGCCGAAAACCCGGTCTTGAAGGCAAAGGCAGCGTCATTGCCTGCGGCGGCTTTGTTCACCGTCGCCTCGATCCCCCCGCCTGCGTTGTTCAGCAGCACTGCGGGCGTGTTGACCGACAGCCGGTTGTAGCTGTCGGCCGTGGCCCCGCCGAGACCCAAGAGCTGGGCAGTCAGGTTCGCCTGAGGCATACCAACCTGTGTCACGGCATTGGCGAAGGTGACGGTGGGCGTGTTGATGACTGTCGTCCCACCGGCCCCGGCGGTGGCCGAGCCGACGTTGATGACCGTCGTCGATCCGGAGGCACCGCCGGTGCCGAGGTTCACGGTCTTGGTCGTGCCGCTCGTCGTGGCCCCGGTGCCCATGCCGTAGGTTGCGGTGCCGGTGGACGTGCCGATGGTCGCTGTGGCCCCGGACGTCGTCACCGTTCCCGAGGCGGTTAGCGTGCCGCTGAAGGTCTTGTTGCCGGTGAAGGTCTGGGTGCCCGCGAGGATCGCCAGTTCGGACGAGGTGTTCGGCAGCGTGAAGCTGCGGGTCGTGACCGTTGTGATCCCCGCCAACGAGAAGGTCGCCTTCTTAGTGGGGTCGGCGTCGTTCACAAGGCTGAACACGGCGTCCGACACGTCGCGGGGCTCGCCTACCACTTCCCAGGCGCTGCCGGTCCAGACGAGGAACTGCCCCTCGGCCGCAACCCAGACCAGCCAGCCGATGCGCGGCACGAGGCGGATCCATGCGCCGTCGATCCAGAAGGCGATGTTCAGATCCCACCCGGCCCAGAGGCCGGTCGAGCCGGATGCCACGAGGTGCCGGTTGCCGTCCGCGGGGCTCGCGGGCGGTGTGGTGCGGGTGCGGTCCAGAACGGAAAGCTGCACCATGGCATCGAGCAGGCGCAGCGCCTCGTTATGGGTGACATGCTTCTGCGCTTGGGCGGCCAGAAGATACGGCAGGCCCAGATGAGTCGTGGTGTCGGACATGGAAAATCCCGTCAGAACTGGAGGGTCACGGAGGCAGGCGTGCCGCGGCCGAGGCGGTTCGAGAGCTGGTAGATGCGGAGCGCCAGCGTCTGGCCGGGGCCGAGCGGCGTGCCCCAATCAGCACTCTGCTGGGCGGCTGTGTAGAGGACCGAGGGCGTGCTACTGGTGAGCGTGCGCTTGATGGCGGCCCCGTCGAGGATCTGTATATCGTAGCTTTCCAGGTCTTCGGCCAGCGGCACTTCGACCTGTTCCCACGCATCGGCCACAAGCGCGCGGGACCGCCGGGTCCAGCGGATCGTCAGGTCGCCCGGGCTGCGCGCCGTGCGCCACGGCTGCTCGACATGGGCAGGGGCGAAGGGGACGAGGCCGCGCCCGGTCGGCGTAAAGCCCAGCGCGGCGTAGCTGTCATCGGTGACAGCGCGCGCGGCTGGGCCGACCCGCCAGTTCCACGGCAGGCCGAGGTCAGCCTCTGCGATGGGTAGCGAAGCAAGTGTCGTGTCCAACACGAGCACCCGCGCCCCGGCCGGGGCCGGATTGCCCATCGCGTGCTCTGTCCCGCGCTGGCCACGCAGCAGGCGGGTCAGGCGGTAGCGGCCGGTAGCGATCAGTTCGGCTTGGCCCGCCTGGACGATCTCCCACTGGCCAGCGGCGCTTTCCACCGCCAGTGCATTGGCCCCGCCGAACAGGGCGATGTCCGTCACACTTTCCAGTGTTCCAGACAGCAGATCGACCAACAGCGCATTGCCCAGATCGAAGCGCGCGGTCGGTCCCGGAAAGAAGTCGAAGGCCAGCGTGCCGATCCGGGCCCGACTGCCGAAGGTCGTCAGGAGGTTGAAGCCATCCGTTGACGCGCTGCGGAAGACCGCGATCTCACCCGGCCAGGGGCTGGCATGGGCGGCGATCAGGGGGCGATGCGCGGGCTGGTCCTCGGAAATCTGCGCAATGTCCAGCATCACCACCTCGGGCGTGCCGAAGACGACGGCGCTGGCGAGCGACGCGGGCCGCGGATCGCCGGGCGGCAGGTCGTAGGCGGCCCGGTCCTGGCGCACCGCCTCGATCCCGCGTGCCTCGGCATCGGCGACGGAGACCAGCCGGAATTCCACCTCGCGGCCGTCATGGGCGAGCCGGATCACGTCGGCCGGATCGAGGGCCAACCGCGAGGGCGGCAGGCGGAAGGTGGCGCTTTCCCGGCCGATCCACGCCTCCATCAGCGCGCGACGGCAGCGGCGTTCGGCTTCCTCGGGCGGGATTGCCATGGGGAAGGACTCGGACCCGATGCGCGTCGTGTCGACGGTGATGCGCCGTGCCTCGACCAGCGCGGCGTCATAGTCCTCGTCCGCCCGCGCGACCTGCCACTTCAGCGCCTGCGGCAGTTCGGTCTCCTGACCACGGGTCAGTTCGAAGGCTTCGCCCTCACGACTGGAGACCATATCATCCACCGTGAGGGTCAGACTCGATGCCCGCCCACGCATGACGAACCGGATCACGCCCTCGGTCTCGATGGCATCGAAGCCGAAATGCCGGGCCAGCGTGGAAATCGACGCGCGGGGACTTTCCAGTGCGCCGATCACATAGCCCTCGACCGCGCCCCAGAGGCCGGAAACGTCGATCAGGTTCTCCGCTAGCCCAGCGCGCAGGCAGAGGTGCCGCACGAGGGCCGCCAGTGACACCGCGCCCAGCCGCCCGGTCAGCCAGTGGCCGAGCCGCCAATTCGGACCGTCCGTCCAGACCCCGGTCAGCTCGGGGAAGAACGGATAGGGCCGCGCGTCCCAGGTCCAGGCGGCGCATTCGGGGACATGCACCATCCGGCCGCCGTAGACGGACGACGTCGGGTTGTTCGCGCCCTCGCCCCACCAGAGATAGCTCGCCTCGAGATAGGCACGCTGGATCGCATCGTCGCGCCAGCCGCGGGAGAAATACGGCGTGAAGCTCTCGGACGACTTCGGGTCGAAGAAGACGTTGGGCTGGTTCGTCCCCCGGTCGATGGCGGGGCAACCGAGTTCGGTGAACCAGATGGGCTTCGACTGCGGCACCCATGCGGTCGGCGTGCCGCTTTCCGCCCCGCCTGGGCGATTGAAAGGCGGGTTCGACCACCATGCGGCGAGATCCTTGTAGCGAAAGACCCACGGCTTGCTTGCAGCGCCATCGGTGATGGGCGTGCGGATCTGGGCCGCCCGGTCGGCGGCACTGGCATAGAACCAGTCGAACCCTTCGAAACCGGCGATGTTCGATTGCAGGTAGGCCCGGTCATAGATCGCAGGGGCCAGTGACGCATCGGCATGATCGAACCCGTCGCGCCAGTCCGACAGCGGCATGTAGTTATCGATGCCAATGAAGTCGACATTGGCATCCGACCACAGCGGGTCGAGGTGGAAGAACACATCGCCCGACCCGTCTGCAGGGTGGTGACCGAAGTATTCCGACCAGTCGGCGGCATAGCCGATTCTGGGGCCAGCGCCGAGGATTGCGCGCACATCGGCGGTGAGGGATTTGAAGGCGGTGACCGCCGGATAAGTGCTGGCACTCGACCGGATCGTGGTGAGGCCGGGCATTTCGGAGCCGATCAGGAAGGCATCGACGCCCCCGGCCGCTTTGCAGAGATGCGCGTAGTGCAGGATCATCCGGCGCAGCGACCATTCCCCGATCGGCCCGGTCCAGCTGACATTGGTGCCTGACACGCTGAAGTTCGCGGGCGTGGCAGTGCCGAACAAAGATGAAACCTGCGTCGCCGCCGTCGCGGTCTTGTCGACGGTCCCGGCGTAACCTGCTGCCGGGGAACAGGTGATCCGTCCCCGCCAAGGGAATGTCGGCTGGCCGGGAGTGGCTTCGTTGTTCGAATAGGGGTTCGGCAGCGTGTTGCCGGGTGGCACGTCCATGAGCAGGAAGGGATAGAACGTCACCCGCAGCCCGCGCGCCTTCATCTCCTGGATCGCCTGAACTACCGCGAAATCCGCAGGCGTCCCGCCGTAGACCGGACGATCCTCGGCATCTCGGCTGACCAGAAATGCGTCTGCACGGCTGACGCCGTTCACGACCCAAGTCGAGGGCGTCGTTGTCTTGGCCGCAACCTCGACGCCCGGCCGCACCTTGCAGTTTCCGGCGCGCAGATCATCGCCAAACCAGGCCACGACGAGGCTGACGCTTTCGACAGCCTGGGCCATCGCCTGAAGCCGGTCCAGTGCCACGACGATGTCAGCGGTGTCGGTGATCGCGTTCAGGTTCTCGGCCACAGTCGCGCCGCCCGCGCCGGTGTTCTTCTTTACGGGCGCGGTGGCATAGCTGAACTCGCCCGAGGCCGGGATCATGGTCACCGCCTTGACCAGCCCCTCGGCCGTGTCGGGATCCGCGAGCGGCCGGAACACCTCGAAGCTGAGCTGCGGCAGGCGATTGCCGTAGGTGGCAAGCGGCAGCTCCTCGAAGATGACATAGGCGGTCCCGCGATAGGCCGGGGTGTTGGCGGCGCCCATCTTGGCCGCGATGAAGGGATCGGCCGCTTGCGCCTCGTCGCCCGGAAACCAGCGCCAGGTGATGCCGGTCATGTCGAGCGGCTTGCCGTCTGCCCAGATGCGGCCGATGCCGGTGATCGGCCCTTCACACAAGGCGACCGCGAAGCTGGCATAGTACAGATATTCGGTCGTCCGGACCTTGCCGCCCCCACCGCCCTTGCCGCCGCCCTGCGTTGTGGTCCTGGTCTCCTCGCGGAAGTCCGTGGCCCAGATGATGTTGCCGCCGATCCGCATGCGGCCGTAGAGGCGCGGGATGATCGCGCCCTCGGTGGCGGATGTGATCCGTAGGCTGTCGAGGCGCTGGCCCTCGATCTTCTGCGCGGGGGCCAGCGAGGACACGATCCAGCTATCGACGACAGAACCGATGGTCGATCCGATGAAACCGCCGATAGCAGCACCGGAAAAGCCGAGGATCGCGCCACCGAAGGCCCCGCCGATGGCGGAACCGACGGCACCGAGGACAAGCGTCGCCATGGGAAACTCTCAGCGTGCGGGAAACAGGAAGGCGAAGGCGATGCGGCGTCGCCATGTCGGTGTCAGCGGTTCCTCGATCACGCCGAGGCGTTCATAGGCGTGGAGGAAGGTGTCGGGGCCGGTGGGGATGCCGACATGCTTGGCGATGGCGCGGGGCACCATCCGGAACAGGATCAGCGCGCCGGGCGGCGCATCGGCGGGTGTGATCTCCGGCATCACGCGGCGTGCGCCCTCCGCCAACACCTCCCTCGGCCCGGTCTCGCCCCAATCCCGGCTGTAAGGCAGGATCGGGAACGGCTCCGGTCCCACCACCTCGCGCCAAACGCCGCGCGCAAGGCCGAGGCAATCGCAGCCGACCCCGCGCAGGCTGGCCTGGTCGTGATAGGGTGTGCCGAGCCAGGATCGCGCGACGGCGATGACACGGGCAGGATCGGCGGTCGCAATTGACGATGTCACAGCACCGCCCCCTCGTGGCCGCCATCCTTGGTGGCGTAGCGCAGGACTGCATCCTGTCCGGGGATGTGCGGGAAGCCCCGGAAGTTGGCGACATTGGCGAACTTCGCGCTGCAAGTCGCGATCCGCTTGTCGCAGCCTGCCCGGACCACGAAGGCGTCGGTTGCCATGATCGGCCGGACCGGGGCTTCCAGCAGGGTCAGGATCGCCACGCCGTCGACGAGGTCGTGCGACAGCACCTCGACCCGCCGCCCGGCACTCGCGCCGGTCGACCATTCGACCAGGCCGAAGCTGAACCAGCCCGCCGCGAAGCTGGCGAGGCCAGAAGCGGTGAAGGCCCGGTCGCGCAGCACATCGATCACGGCGCCGCTGCCCTTGAAGGCCGGGGCCTCGAGGTTCACGCCGCAGCGCGCATCGCCCAGCGCTGCATCGCAACTCGCCTGAAACGCCCGCCCGACCGTCTGACCGAGAACATGGGCCAGTGACCGGACCTCCGCCACGAAGGCCAGCCTCCCGCGCCGGATCTGGCCGATGGCCCCGCGGCGCAGAAGCATGCGCTGTGCCGGGCTGGCCCAGTTCACCCGCCAGACCTCGACTGCCGCATTGTCCCACCGGCCGTCGAGGATGTCGGTCTCGGTGATGCGGTCCGACGACAGCACGCCTTGCGCATCCTGCGCGTCGACCGACAGGTCGGAGCCAGATCGGACCTCGGAGGCTGTCAGCCCGCTTTCGGGTTCGAACTCGGTGCCGTCGAACGCCAGCGTCCGGTCGTGGTCGGTGAAGCCGAAGGTCACGCCATCGGCCCGGGTGATGCGCCAGCACCAGGCCAGCGTCGTCGTGCCCTCGTCGAGGTGGGCTTGCAACGCGGGCGGGAGGGACTTCATGGCCTGTCTCCCCGCGCTGCAGCCACACAAAGGGCGACGACGAAGACGCCGATCGCACCGCCCACGACGATGCCTGCGAAGAACTCAATCATCGCCGCGGAACCCGCGTTCGAGGCGGTCGCGCAGGCCGATCAGGCCGAGGCCGAGGGCAATCAGCGCGGCCGGAGAGGCATCGCCCGAACCGGACAGGAGCGTGATCAGCCGTGCGAGGTCGGCGAGCGGACCGGTGACGGGCACTACGAGCGAGGCGGCGCCGGTGGCGAAGGCGAGCAGCCCCGCCCACCAGGTGAGCGAGGTCGGACGGATGTAGCGCATGGGATCAGGTCCTCCGGATCAGGGTGGTGAAGAGGTCGGTCAGCCGGGCGAGCCAACCGGCAGGCGCGTCTGGCGCAGGCTCGGGGACAGTCGGCTGCGGCACGTGCTGCGGGCGCAGGAGTGCCAGCGCCTCGGCCTCGGTCATGCGGCGAACGGGACGGGAGAAGTCGACACGGCCCCCGCGATCCACGGCCCAGACCGGGATCGTCCCGCCGGGAAAGCGGCCGTGGCGGAACAGGTCGCGCTCGGCCTCGCGGCGCGGGATGATCGCGGCCGGTCGCCGCCAGTTCAGAAACGCGTCGGCGGCTGCAACGCGATTGCCGGCGTTGAGCGCCTTCGTCAGCGTGGCCTTGGCGATGGCGCCGGTGTTGTAGTGGAAAGACACCAGCGCATCGAACTCGTGCGGCGCGAGCGGCACCTTCACGGCGCGGCGCACCTCGGCCTCGTAGGCGGCAATATCGGCGCGGAAGAGCCGGAAGGCCTCGCGGATCCCGGCATGCATGTCGGCGGGCATGCCGCGCGTCATGGTCGCCGGATCGGGCGGACCGGCGGCGGCGGTGTGGCCGATTCCGAAGGTCCAGACGGCCTTCACGTCGAGATAGGGTCCGGGCACGATACCCTCGTGCCGGATAAGGGCCAGGAGGCCCCGGTCGGTCATGTGCATGGGATTACCTGAGGAGCGAGAGGACGAGGATCAGCGCGGCGATGGCGAGGCCGATGCCCAGGCGGTGGCGGAACGCCTGACCGGGATCGCCCGGGTCGCAGCGGAGGGCGCGCGCAAGGCGGAGAAGGTCATTCATCGTCGGCCCCTCCCTTCGCGCCGCGCAGCCGGGCGAGGACGAGTTCGATGAAGGCGGGGCCGAATACGCCGACAAGATAGGCGGCGGAGCCTGCCGCGCCGCCCGCGGGGATCGCCTGCGGCGGCAGGGCGAGCCAGGCGGTGACAAGCGCCATCGAAAAGCTGCCCATCCCGGCCGCGATCAGCCCGCCGAGCAGGATGTGGCGCAGCGCGTCGCGCAGCCGCATCCGGGTGGTCAGAGCATTGGTCGCCCCGCCCAGCGCGCCCCAGGCGGCGAGGATCACCGCCGTCGAGGCGGCCAGTTCGCGCAGCACCGCCGCCAGAAACCCGGTCTCGTCGTTCATGTGCGGATCTCCAGCAGCGGGATCGAGGTGATCGACCCGAGGCGTTCGAGGTCGAGGGTGACGTCGAGGGCGTCGGTGTCGAAGCGGACGGGGACGTCGAATTCGAAGCCTGCGGTGATGGCGACGCCAGCGGCGGGGGCCGTGGAGAAGGTCACGCTGCCGGTGGTGGTGTTGACGCTCCAGCCGTTCATCTGCTCCACCCCGTTCAGCGCGATCCGGACGGTCCCTGCCACCGGTTTGGCGATGGCCCGGGTCCAGCTTTGGGCACCGGAGGTGTAGCGCTTCAGCAGGGGGAAGGTGGTGACCGCGCCATTGCCGGTGCCGATGGGCTGATCGGTCGGCGCGACCGCCTGCGACGGCAGGCAGGATTTGTAATCCGCCCAGTCCTTGTAGCGAAACCCGTGCAGGCGCCCGTTTCGGGCCTCGAAGAAGGCGACGACCTCCGCCAGATCGTCGGCGCGGCGGATGCCGTAGGCGACGTCATAGCGGCGACGGCTGTTGGCCCAGCTCGCGTTGCGCTCCTCGGCCCCGCTCGCCAGTTCGACGATCTGCGTGCGCCGCTCCGGGCCACCGCGTGCCCCACGGCTGATGTTGTCCGGAAACCGGACCTCGTGAAATGCCATCAGAATTCTCCATCGTTCGTGCTCTGGTCCCCGCAACCGGTTCCCACTTGCGGGGCCGCACTCACATCCCCCTCCGACCCAGCGACACGGCACGGGCGATGTCGCTGGCGACCTGCGTGCGGGACTGCCGGAAGCTCTCGGCGTCGCGGGCGTTGATCGTGACATTGACGGTCAAGGCACCCGCCTGGCCGTACCCTGCCGCCTCCCGCCGCGAGAGCACCCGTTCGCCCCTTTGCAGGATTGCGGGCACCTCGTCGGGCCGCAGCCCGGCCCAGCCTCCATTGTGCATGCGCGGGGCAGCCGCGAACTCCAGCGCCGGTACCATCCGGCCGGGACCGGGTGCGCCGACCACGCCGCCCGAATGCAGAATGTTCGCGAAAATGCCGCCCGCCCCGCCCAGCGCGCTGGAAAGCGCGTTTGCGATGGGGCCGAGGATGAAACGACGAGCCGCGAGCTTGGCGAGATCGGCGATCATCGACGTGACCAGGTCGCGGAAGTCGAGCTTTCCTGTCTTCACGAAGTCGCCGATGGCGTTCTCGGCCGAGGTGAAGGCCCCGACCAGCGCGCTGCCGATATCCCCGCCGATGTCGCGCGCCTTGGCGGCATAGTCGGCGAGTGCGGAGGTGACGGCCTGCCAGCCGGTAAGCGCCGTGTCCGCGCCCTCGGCGGCCGCAGCCCCGGTGTCACGCGCGGCGCCGCCCGCGCTATCGGCGGCGGTGGCCGTGTCGTTCAGCCCGGCTGTCAGGGCATCGGCAGAAGCGGCTGCATCGGCGAGTGCGATCTCAGCCTCTGTTCCTGTGCCGGTCACGGCATCCTTCAGCGCCTGCCAGCTGGCCAGCGGCCGACTGGCAGCGTCAGCCAACATGCCTGCGGCCTCGCGATAGCCATCGGCCCGTGCGCGGGCGTCGTCGGCCATCGCGCCAAGACCGAGGTCAGGCGGCTCGAGATAGGTGCGGGACAGCGCGGCCGAGAAGGCGTCCGCAGCGGCAGCGCCTGCGGCCGTTGCCGCGCCTTCGAAGGGATTGCCGATGCGGCCAAGTTCCACCGGATCAAGGATGCCGATCCGCACCCCACCTTCGCCGGTGGCCCATTCGGGCAGCAGGGCCAGCGCGGCATTCAGGGTCTCGATGAAGCTGTTGATGCGCGTGACGACGCCGTTCAGCATCGCCTCCACGCCCGAGATCAGCCCGTTCGCGGCCTGGAAGGCAAAATCGCCGATGGCACCGGGCAGACTGCCCCAGATCGCGACGGCCGCGTCATAGGCCCCCTGGAAGATCGCGGCCGTCCGGTCGCCGAAACTGACGACGCCTGCGATGGTGCCTTCTAGCGCCGAGAGCCCTGCCGCCTTCAGCCCCTCCCATCCAGCCGCCATCCGCGCGAGGGCCGCGTCCAGCGACAGGCCGATGCGCGACCAGACTTCGCGGGCCAAATCGCCGAGCAGGCGAAACGCCTCGCCCACGCCGCCGACCCGGGCCACCAGCCGCGAGAACTGGTAGACCAGTTCGCCCGCCCCGACGATCAACGCACCGATGCCGGTACGGATCAGGGCGCCGCGGAGGAACACCAGCGCGGTGGCAAGCCCGCGCACGGACAAGGCTGCGGCCGCCATTCCCGCGACCCAGCGCCCGGCCATGACGGCCGCGAACGTTGCCGCATAGGAGGCGAGACGGCCGAGATTTCCGATCAGCCCGTCGATGGCCGAGCGCAGTATCCCGCCGTCGGAGGCAAGGGCCACGAAGGCACTGGCCAGTGCCTCGATGGTCGGGGCCACGGCGACCGCGATCCGGTTGCGCAGACCGTCGAACACCAGCGAGACTGTGCCCAGCGACAGTTGCGTGCGGCGCAGGGCTTCCAGCGCATCGCCATCCAGCACCGCCCCCAGGTCCGAGGCCTGATCCCCAAGCCGGGCCATCTCCGCCCCGCCGTTCCGCAGAAGCGGCAGAAGGCGCGTGGCGTCCGAGGCCATCGCCTCGAGATAGAAGGTCATTTCCTGCTGGCTGAGACCGGCGCGTTCCAGCGTGTCGACATAGAGCTGCAGCGCCTCCGGCCCGGACAGACGGGCGAACTGGTCGGCGGTGACGCCCACCCGCGGCGCGACATTCTCGAAGAAGTCCGCCATCGGCCCGCCGCCGGTCTGCAGGAAATCCCCGACTCGGTCGTTCACGTCCTTCAAGATATCTGCCAGCTTCTCCTGTTCGATGCCGACCGTCCGCGCCCCGGCCGACCAGCGCTGCAGCGCCTCTGGCGTCGCATTGGCGACCTGCGCGAACTGCCGGATCTGCGCGGCGCTGTCTGCCGTGGACCGGACGATCAGGCCGAGCGAAGCAGTGGCGGCGGCCGCCGCTGCACCAAAGGCAAGACCGGCCCGGCGCGCGAAAGCAGCAAGCCGGGTGTTCGCCAGTTCCATCTCGCGCGACAGACGGCCCAAGCCCTTCGCCCCAGCCTCGCCAACACCCTCCAGTTCGGCGCGCACCTGGCGGCCGCCCACGGCAGCGAGCCGGACGGAGACGCGTTTCTCGGCCATGGGATTGGGCTCCAGATAGGGTCAGCCGCGGTTGGCCGCGATCTGCTCGTTGACGCGGCGGACCATCACCGCCTCGAGGGCGGGCAGCAGTTCGGCGATGGCAGGCGGGGAGATGCCGAGGGCCGCGCCCAGCGCCAGCGCCGCGCCCATGTCCCAGCCGATGACCGCGCCGGGGATGACGCGCATCTGCCCGCCAAGGCGCTGCGCCAGGTCCCAGACCTGCGCGCCTTCAAGCGTCAGCGGCCGGTTCAGCCTTGCGGGGCAGTCGGGACAGGGTCCCGCGCAGGCCGTGCAGTAGCCTTCGCCCCCGCCGAAGGACCAGTCGGCAAGGGCGGAGTGGCGTTTTTTTCCGCGTCCAGCAGGAGGGCCTTCGCAACGTAGATGGTCTGGAAGGCCTCGAAAGCGGGCCAGAGGTCGAGGAGCGAGTCGATGGCCTCGGGGCTCGGATCGATGGGATTGCCATCGGCGTCGCCAATCCCCTCCCATCCGAGGATCGCCCGCCGCGCCAGCGCCTTGGCCATGGCAAGCGCGGCTTCCTCGGTCGCCGTCCCTTCGGGCAGGTCGGCAATCGCTGGATCGCCGCGCGCGGCCACCATCAGCGCGGTGGTCAGCGGGCGGAGCCGGACACGCACGCCGGGGATGAGGTCGCACCACTGCGGTGCGTTCGAAAGGTCGAGGGTCAGCATGGTGGGCCTTCTCAATAGGTTGCGACGGTGTTGACGAGGACGGCGGTGCACATCCGGGCGGGGCTTGTGGCCTTGGCGGCCTGCCAGTCGAAGGTGGCCTGGATGCCCTGTGGGCCCGGGATCTCGATCCGCGGGCGCGGCAGGTAGACGGCATGTGCGGTGAATGTGAAGCTGGCCTCGGCGCCGAGGCTCCACGCGAAGACCAACTCGCAAGGCGTGCCGTCGATGGCCTGCGTGATCAACGCGGTGTCGGCAAAGCGCACCTCCACCCGGCCGGTCAGCGCGGCCATGCCGGGGTCGGCCCCCTCGATGCGACCGTCCGAGCGGATGGTCTCGATCCGGTCCAGACCGTTGGAATAGGTCACCTCGGCCGAGATGACGTTGCCGAGCGGTGTGCCGTTCCGCGTGATCGCCCCGTTGAAGTGCCCGAACCGCTGCAGCGCCAGAGCGGTCGGCGTGCCAGCGGCCGTGGAGGCGGCGACGTTCTCGCCCTGCGCAACCAGCCGGGCGGTCGCGGTCAGGAGCCCCGACCGCGCCATCTGCCACGACAGCTGATCGCAGACGCAGCCGGTGTACATGGCATAGCGCGGCACTTCGGGCATTGCCGTCTCGATGGCCATGCTCGGCAGCGTCCAGTTGCCGGACTGGAAGGTGTGGGTCTTGGGCGTCGTGCCGGTCGTCGTGGGCTGACCGAAGGCCGCCTTCAGCCAGAGGCCGAAGTTCTCGACATCGATCGGCACGACGACATCGCCGTCGGCGGTGACCGCGTCCTTGATCGGGGCCAGCGGGTCGCGCCCTTGGCCCAGCAGTTCTGAGGCGATCAGCGGCTGTTCGGAGCCGAGCGTGGTGCTGGCAAAGGGCACCGTGCGATAGCCCGAGGCGGGCGCGGTGCCATAGACGGTCTCGAACGCAAGCGCCATCTGCGCCCGCGCCCCATGGGCTCGTGCCATCGTGTTCTCCTATCGTAGGTGGGGTCAGGCCAGAGGGTCGGCCGTGGAATAGTGCAGGACGACCGGAATCATCGCCGCCTTCAGGCTGGCGGCACCCTCCACGGACAGATCGACCGGACGCGGCGCTTCCGCCTCGACCCAGTCGCAGAGCCCGCCCAACGTCCGGTCAGTGGCAATTGCTGCGCCGATAGTGGCGCAGAGGGTGTCGAAGGCGGCGTCACGGGCGGCACCCTGAACGACCGCCTCGATCTCGGCGCGGTGTTGGTAGTGGTAGCGCAGCGGCGACAGCGTCACCTCCGGCTCGCCCGGTTCGCCGTCGCGCAGGATCAGCAGGCCCTCAGTCGGTACGCGCTCGGGAAGCACGTCGCCGCGGAGGGCGGTGGCGGGCAGCGCCGAGAGCCGCGCATGCAGCGCGGTGAGGATGGTTTCGCGGGGGGTGGGCATTTTCGATCAGCTTCCATCCTCTGGGCCGACCGCGACATTCGTCGCGTCTTGAGGCTTCTTGAACGACGGATTGGGAAATGCCATTTCCAAGCACGCGAGTGCTTTGCCTGATAGGTCTGGTGGGTTGGGGTTCGATTCCCCTTCACCTGCTCTGTCTCGGTGGCCTTCTAACCTTCATCGCCCTCTGGGCTTTGGCTTACGCCGTTGCGCTATCAACAACGAAAGGAAAGGGGCACCATATGAATACAGAGCACGCTACTACTGAGAACCCGAAAGTCGCCGTCAGTTCGCTGACAAACACAATCTGGGCCATCGGGACGAGCATGTGGTCTGGTCTGGCCCTATCAGGCAAAGCACTCGCGCCAAGATCATCTAATTGAATTTCGCTTCCACCCAGTTCGCCACGATCAGCCCCGGCACCGCGTCGTGTGCCCGCTCCGCATCCCGCGCCAGGTCGAGCCGCTTCGGCAGCTTGACTTGCGGCACCAGCAGGAAGATCGGCGCGGTGACGACGCCCCGACCGGTCTTCGACCGTGACGCAACAGCGCGCCCCTTGGTGTTAAGCCGTCCGTCGGCCACCAGCAGGCTCGGGCCACGGCGGCGATAGATAAAGCGCAAGCGCAGGCCGGTCCGGCTTTCCCATTCGCCAGGGGTGATCCGGCCCCCGCGCAGGGACTTGCCTGCAGCGGGTGTGGGGATCGCCAGCCAGAAGCCGTTCTTCGAGCGGATCAGCGGGCCGGTGTCATGCGCGCCGACGATGACAGGGGCGTTCGACCAGACCACGGCCGCTGCGTTCAGGCTGGGCGTGGCCTTCGGGAACTGCTCCGACCGGATGGTGCGGGCAAGCCGGGCCCCAAGCCCCGCGCCGGTGATCTGCAACCGCCATGCCGCCTTCAGCCCGGTTCCGGCCTCGCGGATCGCGGCGGAGACAGCCCGCTCACCCGCCGCGACCTCGGCCGCCATCATCGCGACGATGTCGGGATCGATATCGAGCTTGAGCTTCATCGCGGTCACACCGGGCGCAGGTCGACGGTCCAGACCAGCCGCTCGCGGTCGCGAACGGGTTCGCCCTGGATGAGGAAGGCCTCGCCCTCGATCTCGATGCGGTCGCCGGGGCGCGGGGCTTGCACCTCGGCCACGCGCAGGTCGATGCGCGTGGTTTCGGACCAGAGCCGCGCATCGCCGAAGTCGGTGACGGCATCGGCGCGCCGGGCGACGACGCGCACGAGGACTGGCGCGCCGCCGTCGGCGATGTAGACCGCATCGCGACCGATGTTCGGATCGCCGAAGAGCGCGCCAATTGCGGCGGCAAAGGCGCTCATCAGAAGCTCGCGTTCAGCCGCACCCGGCCGATGGTGTCGCCTGCGCCGCCCGCCACCGCGACCACGGCCACGCCGATCAGGGTGTTCGAGGTGGTGGTCTTGGTCGCTTCCTTGGCGGTGTTGTCCCAATAGACCTTGTCGCCTGCGGCCCAGGCTTGCGAGGCGACCTTCTTCAGGTCGTAGACGCCGGTGAGTGCGGCCTCGACGGTTTCGCCGAGGGCGGCGGTGCCTGCGGCGACGCCGAAGATGGAGCCGACGAGCAGGCCATCGCCGGAGGAGACGGCATAGGGCGCGGTGAGGGTGATGGTGTTGCCGGGCTGGACGTAGTTCTTCATGGGGGTGTCCCTTCTGGTGATAGTTGCGCGTGGTGCGAATTTTTCCTACCCTTGCGGCAGGAGGATCGGACATGGCCGGAAAGATCAGCATTTCGATCACCGACGAGCATGCCGCCCTTCTGCAGGAGGCGGTGGGCAGCGGCGCCTATGCCTCGTCGAGCGAGGTGGTCCGCGAGGCCTTGCGCGAATGGCGGGCCCGTCGGGTCGTGGGTGAACTCTGGGATGCCGGGATCGCCAGCGGCCGCGCCGAGCCGGGCACGACCATGGCCGATATCAAGCGCGAGGCCCGGAACCGCAGAAGCGCGTCCTGACACGCATGCCGCGGATCTTCTTCACGCGGGCGGCCCGCGAAGACCTGATCGAGATCTGGACGCACATCGCCGAGGACGATCCGGCCGCAGCCGACCGCGTCCTCGACAGGTTGGACGAGGTTGCGTCGCATCTGGCGGACAATCCGCAGATGGGTCCGGCCCGGGACGATATCCGCCCCGGGCTGCGCTATCTGGTCAGCGGGTCCTACCTGCTGCTCTACCGGATCGACGGCGACGACATCGAGATCGTCCGCGCCGTACACGGGCGGCGCGACCTCTACGGCCTCATCTGACCTTACGCACCCGGGTTCTTGTATAGACCGCGCCAGTCGATGGCCTTGGCGCCGAAGTCGAGGCGGCACTTGATCTCGACGCCGTCGACGTCAAAGCCGTTGCGCGTTTCGATATAGGCGCCCTGCTGGCCCTCGAGATAGGCGTATTCAATGGTGTCGATCTGGTTCGGGCTCGCAGCCAGATACCAGGCGGTGGCGCTGTTGGCATCGAGGCGCGGCTCGCTGATCGGCGAGAGGGTTCGGATCGACTGCGGCACCACCTTGGTGCTGTCGGCGGGTACGAGGTTCTGCGCCACCAGCTGTTCGGCCTTCAGTTCCAGCGCGGCCGGAACGATCAGGAAGGCGGGACGCACGTTCAGGACGGTCTTCTTGTCGAAGCCAGTCTGCAGCGCCATCGCCGCGCGCGCCGCGCCCACCGCATCGACGGCCAGCGCCGTGCCGGTCCCGGCGAGGTTCTTGTGATTGGCGTGGAAGAGCGCGTTGCCGTCGGCCATGGCCGGGTTGGCGGTGATGATGCCCCAGACCACATCACTTTCCAGCTGCGCAATGGAGTTGCCATACATCGCCGGGATCCGGGTGAAGGCGTCCAGATCGTCATTTATCAGGGTCTGGCGGGTGATGGCGACCACCCGGCCATAGGTCTTGACCTTGTAGCTTTCCTTGCTCTCGCCGAGCGTCCCGCGCTTGAACTCCCCGCTTTCGCCGACCTCCAGCAGCTGGGGCGCTTCGCCGAGTTGCACCCGGTTCATCGCCTTGAAGTCGGTGGCAAGCACCTGGCGGCAGAAGAGCGAGAAGGTGCGGGGGTAGGTCTCGTAGGCCTGCCTCAGGGTCTTGTTGGTGACGGCGGACAGGATTTCGGGGAAGTCGGAGGTGGAATGCAGCGATCGCGTCGCCACCTCGTCGCGCGACAGGCCGCGCGTGTTGACCCCGGCATTGGTCAGGCTTTCGCGGGCAAGTTCCAGGAGTGACATGCCGCGGTACTGGCGGGCGGCGTCTTCCAGCGGGAACAGCGTCGGGCTGAAGCGGTGCAGCAGCGCATTGGCCACTGCGTCGCGGCGGGTCACGCGCTCGTCCCGGCCGCCGAGGGGCACGGAGACATGCGGGAAGGTCCGGGTCTCATCCGACCGGGCCGCGACCTGGTCGAGGATCAGGCGGCGAGATTCATCGACGGTGACGCCGCGCTTGACCAGATCCTCGGCAAAGCCGCGTTCGAGGTTCAACCGGCTCGCCAGATCGTAGATGGTCGAAACACGGTCCCGTTCGGTGTCGCGAGCACGGGTGGCGATGGCCTCGGCGTCGGGCGCGGCGGCCGGTTCCGGCATGCGCGCGGTGGCCGGTTCGGGCTGCGTCGGGGCCGCGATTGGCGCCTGACGGGTCTCGGTGCTGGCGGGGACATCCCCGGTCATGGCGGACGTGTTCTCAGGCATGGATGCCTCCTTTTGCATGCGGGTGTCGACGATCTCGACGGGATAATTGACCTGATCGGCCGCGCGGACCTGCGCGCGGGGATCGGCGGGGACGGTCACGAAGCTGACCTCGAGCGGCGTCCAGCGCTCGACGATGCGTTGTTCGACCTCGCCCTTGGCGGCAGGCTCGACCACTTTCACCCGCTCGATGGAATAGCCGACCGAGACATTGCGGATGATGCCGTCGCTGATCAGGCCAAACATGCGGTCGGCGGCCTGATCGAGCCCTTCGCGCGGAAAGCGAATGGTGGCCTTGCCTTCCTTGCCTTCGATCCAGGCGCGTTCGACGACACCCACCTGCGAGTGCGAGGACCAGACCGAATGGCTGTCGAGCGCCGGTGCCCCGGCATTGAGGCGCGTCAGGTCCACCGCCCGGTCGCTGACCTCGAGGATTTCATCGAAGGGGACGGAGGTGTCCCAGCCGGTCCACCGTCGCCGCCGGACGGCAGCACCTGTGGTGAAGACGACGTCGACGGAGCGCGCCTCGGTATTGACGGTGGCGGGCAGGATGGGCGCGCGCCGCAGCTGCATTGGCAGGGCGAGCGGGGCCGCCATGATCGTCTCGGGCATGGCCCTATTCCTTCTCTGGTTCGGATGCGGGGGCGGCCGGGTCACCGGTCGGGTCGCCCGCCTGCGCGCTGCCGGTCTTGGTGACGCGGCGCGGGTCGCTGTCGAGCACGAGGCCGAGACCGTCGAGCTTGGCATTGGTCGCGGCGATTTCTGCCAGCACCGCATCCGGGTTGTGGCCCTGCCGGGCAATGGCTTGCGCCAGCGTCATGGTGCCGGTCCGGATCGCCAGCAGATCGGCCATTGCGTCCTTGTAGGGATCGACAGCGTCGAACTTCGGCGGCGACCATTCCACCGGCACGTCCGGCGTCGGGATCTGGCCTGCGGCCCACGCGGCTTCGGTGAACCAACGCCAGACCGGTGCGCAGAGCATCGGGACGAAGAGCTGCCACTGGACCGCGTCGATCATGCGGCGGAACTCGACCAGCCCCGCACGGATCGAGGAATAGTTCACCTGGGACAGGTCCCCGGTCAGCAGCTCGTAGGGCACCCGGAACCCGGCTGAGATCGTGTGCAGGCTGGCGCGCTTGTATTCGCCATAGCCGCCGGTGGCGGATGGCTGGTTGAACCGGATGTCCTTGCCGCCCCGCGCATAGGCGATCAGCCCCGGTTCGAACTGTTCGACCCGATTACCATCGGCATCGACGACGGCGGGCGCAATGCCCTGCTGGGATTCGTCGTCGCCAAAGACGATCGCGGTGACGCAGGCCTCGGTCTTCTTGCGGACCAGTTCTGCCACCTCGTAGTCGTCAAGATCGCGCAGGGAACGGATCACCGGCGCACCCCAGGGCACGCCGCGCGCCTGCGTGCGCTGCTTCTCGTAGACATGCGCGATCTCGGTCGCCGGGACCGGGCGACTGTCGAGCCCGCCGCGCAAGGCACCATGAGTATCGCCCGGGTGGGCAGCATGGAGCCAGTAGGCCCGGCGCTTGCCGACCAGGTCGAACTCGATCCCCTGGACGAGACGTCCGTCGCCCAAGGCGCCGGACTTGGTGGCGTCGAGGAAGTCGGCCTCCAGCACCTGCATCTGCAGCGGCACCGGCAGTCCGTCCGAGGAACGTCGCAGCCTACGGCGGACCAGAACCTCGCCCGCTTCGATCATTTCGCGGCAGATCAGCGTCTGCAGCCCGTAGAAATCCAGCTGGCCGTCGGCATCGCAATCCGCCGTCCAGCGTGCAAACAGGGCATCGACCTTGCGGTCCAGCTTCTCATCACCGCTGGCGGCGCGGGGCATGATGCCGGAACCGATGATGTTATTCACCAACACCGCCACCGCCTTGGCCGCATGCGGGTTGTTGCGGACGAGATCGCGCATCCGGTCGCGCAAGAGGGCCCCAGCCACGCCGATTTCGGTGTCGGCCGAAGATCCCGGCGCGCGCCAGCCCTCCGTCCGCCGCCCCTTGGACGCGCCATCATAGCCGCGCGTCAGGGTCTCGAAGGCCTGCCGCGCCAGCACGCGTCGTGCCGCCATGCGCGGAGCAACCGAGGCGATGGCATGATCCATCCAGTTCGCGGGCATCAGCGATCCCCGCGCGAGAAGCCAGCGAGCCCGGCGACCGGCAGTGGCCGGGGCGTCCCGGCGATGGCCCGCTCGATGGTCCGAATGCGGGTCAGCAGATCCTCGGCTGAGCCATAGTCGACGGATTTTCCATCATAGCTGACCCGGGTCGTGCCACTGGCATAGGCCCGGCGCAGAGCCGAGAGCTCGGTTTCCGTCCAGTCCGTCATGTTCAGAACCATCCTCCGCGTCGACCAAGCCAGTCCGACTGCCGCTTTGCTTGGGGCGCGGCCTGCCGACGGTTGACCCGTCCCGCGCCATCCATTTCTGTCGGCGCGGCCCCGAGCTGATCCTCGAGATCGCGCCATTTCTCGTCGGTCCAGCGATCCGCACCCGCGATCCAGGCGGCGGCGCGGGCATAGACCCGGCAATCCAGCGCCTCGTTGCGCTCGCGGAGCTTCTGCCACTCGAGCTTGGCGAAGCCGCGTTTCGTGCGGACCGTCACCAGTTGCTCCGCCACGAATTGCTTCAGCCATTCGTTCTCGACCCAGTGCGGCAGATGCACCGAGCCGGGCGGGAACGCCGCCCCCTCAGCCATGTCCTCTTCGGTCGGCCGCTCTAGCCGCAGGTAACGGTAGGTTTCGGCCTTGAAGGTCGACACCGCCACGGTCCAGAGCCGCGCGCCGCGCCGCAGGCGTTTGCCGCCCTCGGTCGCATCCACGAAGGTCGGGCCCGAGACCGGGCTCGAGCGGTTGAACCCCTCGACGCCCTTCACCGGCGAGACCTGCGTGAACCCCTGTGCCCGCGACCAGGCATAGACGGCCGGGGCCTCGTAGCCCGTGTCGATGGCAAGACGTGCGATCCGCAAATGCGCGCCGCGTTCATGCCGCCAGGACCGATCCAGCAGCGCGGTCAGCTCCGACCACGCATCGTGCCGATCCGGTCCGCCCTCGATCACGACGTGATCGACCAGCCAGCTTTCCAAACCGCGACCCCAGGCCCAGACATCGACCTCGATGCGGTCCTTCTGCACGTCAGCCCCGGCAGTCAGGAACAACCCGCCCGCAGGCACCGTGCCGGATTTCCAGCGTTCGCGCTGGTCGTAGAGCCGCTGCCAGTCCGGCGCTTCGCCGCTCTCGACCCATGTTTCCCCGAGGATCGTGTTGCGGAACGCCTTGATCGCCTCGTCTGACCCTTGGGCAGCTTCCCATGACCGCACGATCCGCTCCCAGCTCAGCCAGCCGATCGGCGAGTAAAGTGCCGAGAGGTGATACCCGACCGTGGTCGGGTTGGCGGCGACTGCGGTCGCCCGCCATTCGCCGCCCTGCAGCATCGCTGTCTTGTGATGTTCGCCGATGGGCGCATCACACCCTTCGCAGTGATATTCCGCCGTTTCCGGCCGCCCCTTTTGCCAGCGCAGCCGGTCGAACTTCAGCCACTGCATCGCCCCGCAATGCGGGCACGGCACGAAGAACCGGCGCTGATCGGACGCCTCATATTCCCGTTCGATCCGGCTCAGCCCCCGGATGGTGGGCGTCGAAACCAGAAATACCTTGCGCCGGTGGGCGAAGGTCAGCGACCGCGCCTCGGCCAGTGTGACCGGATCGCCTTCCTCGTCAGCGGATGCCGGATAGGCGTCGACCTCGTCGAGGAAGATGTAGCGCGCCGGGGTCGAGCGCAGCCCGACCGCCGAGTTCGCCCCGGTCATGATCAGGATGCCGCCCGCGAACTCCTTCGACAGCATCGTGTTGCCCGCGTCCCGCGACCGGGCCGGTTTGACCCGCTCCCGCAGCTCGGGGCTTTCGTCGATCAGCGGATCGATCCGCTGCCGCGAGTTGCGCTTCGCCAGTTCCACGGTTGGCTGGACCGCGAGCATCGGGCCGGGGGCCTGGTGGATGGCGAACCCGATCCAGTTGTTGCCGGCTTCCGTCGCGCCGACTTGTGCCGCCTTCATGAACACGATCCGCTGTGTCGGATCGCCCGGGGAAAGCCGGTCCATGATCTCGCGCATGTATGGCGTGCGCGCAGTGCGATAGCGCCCCGGTTCGGCGGAAGCTCGGCCCGACAGCATCCGGTGCTTGTCTGCCCACTTCGAAACGGTCAGATCGGGATCTGGCGTCAGCCCCGCTCCCCAGGTGCGCAGGATTTCCGCCGCGCCGTCGAAGTCGGTCAAACCGTTGTCGTCACCGGAAATCGGGCCGAACCTCGGCAAGCTCGTCGAGGTGGGCACGGACATGTTTTTCCAGGACCTTCTGCATCGCGGCTGGCTCGACGCCCAGATCGGCCGCCATCAGCGCCGCCGCGCGCGCAGGCCAGTTCACCCACGCGTCCCGCACCTCTCGCGCCAGGCGAAACACCAGCGACAGCGCCCGGGCTCGCTCGATCAATTCCCCCTTCAGCTTCTGCAGCCGGATCCGCCGCTCCTGCGCCTTCAGCACCTCGTTGGCGGTTTTGGCCTGCAAGTAGGTCGTGCCGCCGCCAACGGTTGGAACCGCCAGACCCTGTTCGCGGAGTGTGTCGCCGACGGCGGCCACCGCCGCCTCGGGCACCGGCTTGAGCTTCGGCTCAGGCGGCTTCCTGGTCTTCGAGGGGTCGGTCATTTCCGCTCTGCGCACATCGCTGGCGGCCGCGTTGATGCTGCCATCAGCGAACAGAACCAACCGTTCGGCCGTCTTCGCCTTCTGGATCGCGCCCCGCGACAGCCCGACATGCGCGGCGTACTGGCGCTCGCTCATGCCCTGCATTTGTCGCTCCGATTATCATTCAGATTCATGTGCTTATCTCGTTGATAAGCATCGCGGACAGAGCGAACGTCCTTTCAGAAGGACGATGCAACTCACCACGGAGCCACCAAGATGACCCGCCGCGCCAAAGACAACACGAAGGTCCTCGACGCCTTCATCGCCGCCAAGTTCGAGATCGACGCGATGCTGGAGCGGCTCGCCGCCTTGAGCGCCGACCATTTCGAGACCAACCCCGACGAGATCCATTGGGGGCACGTCGGCACCCTGAACCACTACCGCGCCAAGCTGCGCGAAATCACCGACAGCGCCTTCAAGGAGGTCGAACACGCAATCTGACCATCCGCCTGCCAAAGCTCCAACCACGCGCCCAGCGCGGCTTGGGGTCGTAGGAGGGCTGCGGCGGTCGCGGCCCCGAGCACGGAGACGACCCCATGACCCAGATCCAGTTGACCGATACGCAAGCCGTCATCCTTTCGGCAGCCTGCGCGCGCAACGATGGCGCGGTATTTCCTGTCACCGCCAACCTGAAGGGCGGCGCTGTCGGTAATGTCTGCAAGAGCCTCCTGAAGCTCAGGCTGATCGAGGAAATCCCCGCCACCGACCTCAACACCGTCTGGCGGCACGACGAGGAGCGCGGCCCGATCACCCTGCGCGCGACGCCGCTTGCACAAAGCACCCTCGGGATCACAGAGGCCGATGCCACCAAGACACCATCCAAAATCGTCACCACATCGGTCCAGCGCCGCAAAGGCACCAAGCAGGAAGCGCTGATCGAGATGTTGCGCGCACCGGGCGGCGCCACCATCGAGGAGATCGCCACCGCGCTCGAATGGGCGGCCCACACGGTCCGAGGGGCCATGGCCGGGGCGCTCAAGAGGAAGCTCGGGCTTGAGGTGACTTCCGAAAAGGTCGAGGGGCGCGGCCGGGTTTACGCCATCCGCTAGCTCTCGGCCCTCTCGACGCGCATCGAAAACTGCATTATATTCGCACCTAATTCGATGCGCGTCGGGAGGCCAGTTATGAACATCACCAAGGACATCAGCCCGCTGACCGAGTTCAAGCGGGATTCGGCGCGCTTGATCGCGCAGATCAAGGAAACCGGTCGGCCGCAGATCCTGACCGTAAACGGCAAGCCTTCCGTCGTCGTGATGGATGCCGCCGCGTGGCAGGAGATGCAGGACCAGCTCGACTATGCCGAAACCGTCGCCGGGATCCGCAAGGGTCTGACGCAGGCCCGCGCTGGTGAAGGCATTGAAGCGGGCCAGTTCTTCGATGGCCTCGCTCAGACCAAATGACCACGCCTCTGCCGGTGATCATCACGCCGAACGCGGCGGAGGATCTGACTGCTTCGTGGGTCTGGCTGCGCGACCGCAACCCAAGGGCTGCAGACGAATGGTTGGCGGGGATCCGCGACACCATCCTAGCCCTTGGCGCGATGCCCGACGCGCATCCGATTGCCCCGGAGTCGCGTGACTTCGATCTGCAGATCCGCCGCACCCTTTACGGCAAAGCGACGCGCTGGCGCATCTACTATGCCGTCATCGACGGGGCGGTTCAGGTTCTGCATGTCCGTCACGGTCGCCGGAGTGATTGGCAACCCTGATCCCTTCGAACACCCGCCGCAGAAGATAGGACCGCGCGATGCTGATCCCGGTAAACACCAGCCCCATTTTCAGGTTCTGCGTCAGCGTCGTGTGCAGCCCGAAGACAGGAAAGATCATGATTTGCGTGGCGACGGCGACGCCGTAGCCCAGGACTACATTGGCGACGGACTCGACCAGCGACATGGCGCGCGACTGCTTCATGCCAACACCTCATCCATCGGCCAGCAGTTCAGCTGCCAGAGTTCGCAGCGCATGCGCCGCAACCAAGGGGACCACGCCGTTGCCACAGAGGCGAAGCCGGTCCACCCGGTGGGCCAGCCCATCAGCGCCTCGACGAACAGCGGGTTCAAGGTCCGGCGCGGCTCGGAGGTATCGCGCCCAGCCATCGGCGTAACCAGGACCTGGCGGCCAAGCAGGCCGTTCACCGGTGTGTTCGCCAGTGTCGTCGCCCCATCCTTGTGATCGCGGGCCGTCGGCGTCATCCAGAGCCCCGCCGAATGGGTCAGGTCGGCCGAGCGGCGGTTGCCTGCGCTCGGCTTGCAGCCGTCGTTCGCCATCGGCGTCGGCCAGAACGCGGCCGTCGTCGCGAGGTTCATGCCGTGCTGGCCCGCAGCCTGCGATGGCGTCGGCTTCGTCTGCCGGTTCTCGTTGGCGCTGGCCCGGGGCGTCGGCCAGAGCCGCAGCAGCTCCGTCCGGTTCCCGCCACTCGACCGGGTGCCAGAGCAGGCGCGCGGGGTCGGCCAGCTCGTCCCCCTCGCGGATGGCGAGGATGAAGAGGCGTTCGCGCTTGTGGGGCGCGCCGACTTCCGCCGCCGTGAAGAGGCCTGCCGCAAGCTTGTAGCCCATGCCGACCAGTCCTGCGGCGACTTCGGGGAAGCCGAGGCGGAGATGATGGGCGACATTCTCAAGGAACACGAAGGGCGGCTCGGCCTCGGCGATGATGCGGGCGACATGCGGCCAAAGATGGCGCGGATCGTCGGCACCCCGCCGCTTGCCCGCGACGGAGAATGGCTGGCACGGATAGCCCGTTATGCGGCGCGCCGCATAACGGGTTTTATGCAGAGCGTGGGATTATGCCGAGTTGCGGCGGCAACACTCGGATTGCCGCCGTCTTTTCTTGACTTTCACTCCGCATAATTTCCGGGACTGGCGGCGGCTTTCAGCATGGCGATCAGCTTGTCCGGGGCCTTGA